GCCTCCAGATCAAAGCCGCGGATCGAGGCATCATCCAGCACGCCCTCGATATCCATCGCATCCGGCTCCAGCCCGGCCGACTGGCGCAGGGCAGACGGCACCATCCCCGGCCGGGCCCGGCAAAGCAGATCTCCAACCCGCATATCATGGTCATGGCTGGTGAAGCCCATCGCCACGCCGTCGGCGCGGATCAGCTTCCAGCAAAGCGCGATGGAGGTCAGCGGCCGCCCCAGCCATGCCTCGGGCGCACTCATTCGAACACCTCGACCAGGGGCACGGATTGCGCCTCCCCGGCCCGGACGCCGCTCAGTGAAACCTGCAACTGATCGACATCGAATCGCACCGGCACATCAAAGGCAAAGCCCGCCCGGATCTCGGCCCCGGCCGGCGGCGGAGTCTCGAATCGCACGAGTCCTCGATCCTCCAGGACCCATCCCGTCAAACGCTCGGCGCCGCCCACGGAAACCCTCACCGTTCCGGCCTGCGGACGGGTGATCGGCCGGCCCTGCGCGTCCGGCCCGTCTCCATAGCGCTTCTCCAGCCGGAAGCTCAGCGTCGTCCCGTCGCCGATCCCGATCAGCTGATCGGCCGCGCTGATGTCCGCTCCGAATGGCCCGCTCGTCCAGTCCATCGGGTCACGGAAACAAAAGCCGGCGGCGCGACCCCGGCGCGCCCGGAAAAAGGCGATCAGCAACGCCAGATCAGCCTCGGATCGAACCCCTAGCCCCGCATCATAGGACAGGCGCGCGCCCTGCCACATCGCATTGCGCTGCTCATGGCCGGATGAAAGGATCGCCACCTGGGTGGAAAAGGCCGGGCCTCCCACCGCGTCAAACCCGACGTCCAGCGGAAACGCCACGTCATGAAATTCGTCCACGCTGCCCCCCTCCACGGCCGATGGCCCCAGTTCAACCCAAGTGAATCCGTCGCGGGCAACCTGCGGCCAGGCCCAGACAAATGGCTCCGGAACGCCCCGTGCCTGCACCGTCCGCACGGCCGCGGCGATCTTTGGCCAAAGCTCTGATGCGTCCGACGGCTGAAGCACGAAGCCCGCAAGATATTGTTGCCGGTCAACGCCATAACCCAGCCGCGCCGTCACGGCCTCCGCGGCCCGGGCCATCCCGAACTCGTTGCCGCCGGTGACGAAATCATAGTCCTCCAGCTGCAGCACGTCCCAGGCCGGGCTCGCCCAGGCTCCAGGCATGTTCGCCCGCGCCAGGTCGGGGGCCGCACCGTCGAGCACCTGCGGCGCATAGAACAGCAGATGCGACCGGAAGCCCGCCACCGAAACACCGGCAGCGGCATCCCTCACGGCGAATGTCGCCTCGGCAAGTCGGGCCCCAAGCCAGTCGAGCCACGCCCGCTCGGCAGCGGACCGGTCGCCCAGCACATCCTGCATCACGGGCGGCGCACCACCCGTCTCGGCCTGCCATTGCGCAACGGTCGCCGCATCATGGAAGCACGGCCGGCCAGATGGCCCGATCCACCACCAGGGTTCCCCGATCTGGAAGGAAACCACCCGATCGCCGTCCGCCGCCAGCCCCGCAAGGTCACGTGCGATGCCCTGCAGCCAGTCCATTGCCGCCCCATTGCAGGGCGACAGAAGCGTCGAAGGCGGAAACCAGCCGGTCAGCGCCCGTTCCCCATCCGCATCCCGTTGCGCCCAGCCGCCCGGCGCATGCGCATCGAACAGTTCGAACGACAGCGAAAGGATCAGCTCAAAGCCATGCGCCGCCGCAACTTCGATCAACCGCCGGTGCCAGGCGGTCGCCGCCGAACACAGCCCACCCGCCACCTCGAACCGTCCGCCGCCCACATGGGTCAGCGCCGGAAAATGGCTCATGCCCACATAGTGGTTCACGAGCCGCCGGTATCCCAGCGCCTCCCATTGCATCACCAGCCGCTCGGGCGGCTGGTGATAGCTGTCGTCATAGCCCGATGCCATGCGCAGTCCGTGCGGCGGCAGAAATGCATCCCCGACGCTCATCATGCTCCGCAACCCGTCGGCACCAAGGTCGCGCAGTTCCACCCAGCCCGCCACCGGCGCGGCCAGCGCCGCGGCCGACCCATCAAACGCCTCCGGCACAACGGACAGGAACATCCGGTCGATGTCGCCGGCATGCACCGCATCGCCATCCGACCCGAACCCAGCCCTCAGTGCGTCGAAATCCAACTCGACGATCGCGTCAGTCGGGGTGCCGTCGGCATAATTCCACAGGCGGACATACCAGGTCCGTGCAGACCCGTCGGCATCGCGCCCCTCCAGCGTCAGCACCGGCCCGTTCAGCGCGTCCAGCGGCATCACACCGGGCCCGGAGACCCAGCGAAAGCGCAGGCGGCACCCGCGATAGTCCCGGTCCGTCGCATAGGCGAGCAACGGGTGGGACCAGCGATCCTCGCTGTCCCAGATCAGGCCGGCAAGATCTCCGTACGTCAGGAAATCCAGGTCCAGCCGCAGCACCCCCGGCGCAGGCGCCGTCGCAGCGGCCATCATCGGCCGCGGGAAATCCACGGTCCAGAATTCCGGCCGGAAGCGCTTCACCCACCAGGTCCGGACCTGGTCTTCCTTCCCCGCCAGCCAGGGCGGAACCTCAGCCATCGATCCGCTCCAGCACCCGCCGGATCTCGCGCGCCACCTGTCGGGCCGCCGGGGCCATGAACGGGCGCCCGGCGCGGCTGTCGCCACTCATGTTCACTGTCAGCCGCACCTGCCGCCCGGCCGGCGCGCCCGTCTCGATGCGCCCGCTCGAAGTCGGCACGAACAACTCGGGGCCCCGCTCGCCCACCACATAGGCCCGGCCCGGCGCCACCGGCCCGCCCGTCGCCCGCCCGGGCAGGCCCAGCAGTCCGGCGGCGCCGGCCGTAAGGCCCGCAAGCCCGCTACCGTCCAGCTTCAGCGCCGCGCCCGCGATTTCTCCAAGCGCCCTGGCAGCCGCCCGCCCCAGGTCCTCGAACTCAAGCCGCCCACTGCGCGCTGCGCGCCGCAACGATTGCTCGATGGCGCGCCCCACGCCGTCTGCTTCCTGCCCCAGCCCGTCCCTCAGAACGCCGCGCATCTGCGCCACATCCTGCGCAAAGGCATCAGAATCGGCCCGCACCCGCAGCGCAAGCGCCTCAAGATCATCCTGCATCGCGCACTCCCCGCTCCATTCGCTCCAGCTCGTGCCGCCCAAGCGGGGCCGCCGGCAGAGGCCCCGCGCGGCCCTCCAGCGCCTGCGCCAGCTCAGTCGCTGTCGCCCGCCAGAACTGGTCCGGGCTCCACCCCAGCACGCCGGTCGCCACCTGCGCCGCCTGCACCGCCACATCCGAAAACCGGTTCATCCGCCGCCTCGGAACGCAGCTGCCAGCACGCCGCGATAAACGGGCAGCAGCAGCCCCAGCCCATCGGCCAGAAGCGCGGCCTCGAACGTCTCGCGCGTTTCGCCATCGGTCCGGTCGCCCAGGCAGTGCCAGAAAACCGCCCCGACATCGGCCATGCGCACGTCGCCGGCAGCCGCCCGGTCCAGCAGCCGGAACAGGCTGCCCGCCTCGGATTCAGCCGCCACCAGGGCGCCGAACGTTGGCCGCAGCAGCCGCGCCCCGCCCCTAAGTGGCAACGCCACTTCCCCGCGCAGGGGGTTCGCCACCCCCCCCGTCACAGGGCGTCGACCTGTCCGGAACTCTCCAGCGAAACGGTATAACTGCGCTCCCCGTTGAAATCCCCGGCAAAGTCCAGCCGCGTCACCTGAAAGCGGCCGCGAAACCGCTCGCCGCCTTCGAAGCTCACCTCGAACCGGTCCAGCCCGCCCGACAGCAGCTGCGTCTTCAGCTGGGTTTCCGCCGCCGATCCGGTGAACACGCCGGCGCCGCTCAGCGAAACGGCGCGGATGCCGCCTGTCGGCAGCAGCTCGCGCCATCCGCCGGATCCCTTGTGCGTCACCACCACCGGCTCGGCCGAAAAGCTCATCTGCGTGGTCCGCAGCCCCGCCACCGTGCGGAACATCTCGGGTGTTCCGCCGTCGCTCACCTTCAGCAGGAACGCCGCTCCATTCTCGACCGCCATCTCAGTTCTCCATCACTGCAAGAGTCCGGAACTCCAGCTGCCCCAGCAGCCAGTTGCGCGACGTCCGCCGCACGCTCCCCCGCACCAGCCGCAAACCGATCAGCCGCAGGCCGCCGCCCGCAGGCGGCATCGCCAGCACCGCCCGCTCCACGTCCGAAAGGATCTCCTTCGCCGTCGCCAGGCTCTCCCGATTGTCCCACAGGCTCACCACGAACCGGTGTTCCGTCCCGCCGCCGCCCTGCCAGCGCTGCGCTGTCACCGTGTCGCCCCCGATCGAAAGATAGGGCGGCCGCGCATTGGCGGGCGGCCCGTCGAACGTCGGGATTCCCCGCGCCTGCACATGCGCGTCAGCCATCAGCGCGGCCGCCACCAGCCGCTGCAATTCCAGGCTTGCCCTCATGTCGTTTCCCCAACCGATCCCGGCCGTCAGTCGGCCCAGTCCTCCGCCCAAAGCAGGATCCAACCGGGCATCCGGGGATCCGGCTCGATCGCGGTCGGCAGCAGCAGTCCGCCCTTCCAGCGGATGCGCATCTCCAGCGTCGGCCGCACACCGTCGCGCAACAGGATCCGCCATCGGCGCGCGGTCTGCCGCGTGTCGGCGCGCGGCATCAGCGCTTCAAAGCGCGAAACCGGCTCCACGCGCGCCCAGCATTCGAACCGCGTCCGCCAGCTGCCGCCGGTTTCACCCGCCGTCCCGCGCACCTCGTCCCTGCCTTCAAAGCGCACCCGCTCCGAAAGCCGCCCGGCCATCTCCGACATGTTCCGCTCCTACCGGATCCGGCGCGCGCGCCAGGGGGCCAGCATCCGCCGGACGGCAGGCGGAACCCCCGGTTCGTCCGGCGCATCGCGATGGGCATGGAAGTGTGCCGCCGTCCGGATCACCGAAAGCCGCAACACCTCCGGCACCCAGTTCCAGTCCGCCGCCATGCCCGCCCGGTATCGAACCCGGATCGATGCGCCGTCGGGCAGGTCCGGCGCCTCGATCCGCCCCTCCCCATGCGCCCCGGTCCGAAGCCGCACGGTTCCATCTGCCACGGCCGCCAGCTCGCCGCCTGCCCCCACCGTCTCGACAGACACCAGGCTTCGCGCCGGCTCCGCCGCCAGGCGCATCCCGCAGCTGCCCACCAGGCCCCGCTCATCCACCTCGCGCTCGAACAGCAGCAGGCCAAGCATCGCCTCCACCGTCTCTGTCGCCGCGCGCAGCAGCCCTGCCAGCAGGGCGTCCTCATGGCTGCTTTCGATCCGCAGATAGGCTTTCAGTTCCGCCAGCGCGGCCGCCGGCGGCGCCCGATCGATCATCGGCATCAGCGCCCCTCCACCCGCAGCGTCAGGCTTCGCTCATCCGTGCAACCGTCCGAAAACTGCACCCGGTTCCGCACCAGATAGACATGGCCCGCCGCCCCGCCGCCCAGCCACGCCCGGGCGGCAGCGCCGTCCACGCCGTCGTCCACCACCGAAACCCCCCCGGCCTCTTGCGGCGAAACAGCCCATTCGCTCGCCACGATCGTCACATCGCCCGCCAGCGCCGCCGACCAGTCCACGCAGTAATCCAGCGTGGCGTCCTCATCCTTCAGGAACATGCCCGTCTCCCCTGCCGCATCCATCAAAGCTGCGCTCAAGCCGGCGCCCCGATCTCGACATGCCAGGCGTCGAAGCTCACGCTGCCCCCGGCGGCCAGCGGACGGGGCGGGCAGGTCGTCACATACAGCAGCCGTCCGCCCCCCGTATCGACCAGCGCGATATGGTCGGCCACCCCGTCTGCGGTCACCGCAACGCCGCTCTTCGTCGCAACGCCGATCCGGCGGCCGTCACCTGCCCCGGCGCCCAGGCTGAAGTCCGGCGGCGCCATGGCCGCCTCGGCCAGCCGGCCGCTCATCGCCGCCGCGAAATCAACGGGCTGCCCCGCCATCGCAATCATCGCGTCGGCCGACGCGATGGTCTGAAGCGCCGCATCCAGAACGTCGCCCGCAACCCATTTGCCCATGCCTTGTCTCCCGAAATATGCGCCTCAATCGCCCGGGGCCGAAAGCACCCGGTCCTCCTGTTCCACGGCCAAGGTGCGAAGGGCGGCACCCGGCGCGGCTCCCGGCCCGATGCCCGCGAGGGCACCTCCCACCGCCGCCTGCGCATGCAACGCCCCCGCCGGGGCAAGGTCCCCGAACCACCATAGTTGCGAAGGCTCTGCCGCCTGGCCGATGCCCCCTGAAACCGGCGCAAGCGTCTCCGGCGCAACCGGCACGGAATCCGCCTCGAACGCCCCGGCGGAAAATTGCGCCGCCCTCGGCTGTCCGTCGATGTCCCGGTCGATGCAGGCCAGCGCCGCCTTGCCGATCAGCCGGCTCGCCTTCGCGCCGCTCGGCCGGTAATCCCCGCCCCAGCCGCCGCTCCCGCTGTTGGTCGCATCGTCCACCAGCCCGTAATAATCCGCATAGGCGGCCGGGTTCGTCTGCACGCCATAGGCGGTGTCCGTCTCGGACCTGACGCCCGCCCAGGCATATTGCCAGTCCTGCGGGCTGTTCACGCCCCGGTTTGCGCGGAACACACTGCTCTGCCCCACGCCATACAGCAGCTCCCAGCCGCCCGTCTGCGTGCCGTCGCCAACCCACTGGTCCTGCTTCGTCGCATTGCGGTCGAACACCATGTTCCGCACGCAATTGCCGCCATGGTCCAGGGATGGCCGCTCCACCGCGAACACCGCGCCATCCCCCGCGCGCGTCACCGTCCCGCCCGCATAGGCCGCAAGCGCCCCCGGCGCGCTCGCCGCCACATAGGTGAAGCGGTTGGCGTCCGGCACACTCGCCACGGTGAAGCTGCCGTTGAACGCCGCGGGTGAAAGCCCGGCAACCGTCACCGCCGCACCGGCCGTCAACCCGTGCCCGACAACCCCGGCCGTCACCGTCGCGCCACTCGCCAGGAACGGCATCGGCGTCTCGTTGTGCCAATTGTAGCGGCTCCCCATCAGGGTCGATCCTTCCCAGATGCAGTCCTGCATCTGGGAGTGGAAATATTCCCCGATCTGCAGCGCCGCCTCGCCGGCCGCGCCTTCCAGCAACGTGTTCACAACGGCAATGCGGCGCAGCGTGGCCGGGTTGCCATGGCTCCCGCTGCCCGAAAGCGCGCTGAAGATCGGCCCGCTCCACTCGAACGCCCGGCAATTCCACAGCATCACGTCCGGCGTGTCATTCGGCAGGGCAAAGGCCTGCACCCCGCGATTTGTGCCCGCCTCCCGCCCGATCCGGCAGTTCACCAGCGTCGAACCGCCGATCGTCCGCGTATAGCGGCTGTTGCGCACCAGCTGCCCGCCCGGCTGGCTGCCATAGGCGAACATGTCCCCTTCCAGCACAAAGCGCGTTTCCCCGCCCGAACTGAAGAACTGGTTGGTCGAACTCTCGTAGCCGGCCTTCCCCGTCACCGTCATCCGGTCCAGCAGCAGGACAGAGCCGCTGCCCGACGTCAGCGTGGCCTGCCCCAGCTCCAGCCGGAACCCGCGCCACCACCAGCGCGTACACTGCAGGAACCCGCCGGCTGCGCTTCCACTCCGCAGGATCGTGGTCACCCGCGGGTTCGGCGCCTCAGGGTCCGACCGCACGATCACCAGCCCCTCGCGCGCATTGATGCTGGCGCCCGATCCCGTCACCGCAGGCCCGGTCGCGTGCACCTGGTTGTCGGTCAGCAGGATCTCCCAATAATCCGCCGCCCGCGTCCCGCCCTGCGAAACCCCGTTCGCCTGCGGCAGGTTCAGCCCTACATTGGCGTCCAGAAACGTCCGGAACGCCTGCAACGCCACTGCGATGTTGGCCGGCTTCGTTCCCGTTGCCGCCGCCCGCGCCGCGTCAATGCTGCCGTGCAGCGCCACGCTCCCCGATTGCGACGTCGCCGTCAGCGGGCTCGTCGCATCCACGAACACAAAGCGGCGGCGCGCCAGGTATCGCGCCCCCACGGGATCATACAGCAGCTGCAACGGCGTATCATGGGCGCTCGAAAGCGAGCCGGTCAGGCTCGTGCTGTGCCCGCTCCCGGTGGATCGCGCCGCCCCCAGCCAGGGATAGACGGTACGGTGAATCGTGATCATGCCAGGGTTCAGCCCGGAAAGGTCGATCGCGCCGCCCCAGCAGCGCAGGCCGTCGCCATGCAGCGGCGATGTCTGCGGGGCCACGAACCAGTAATCCCGGCTCAGCGCGCCGTCCGTCGCCGTCAGCTTCAGCGCCGCACAGGCCTGGTTGCGCTCGCCGCCCCAATGCTCCGGATGATGCGAAGCGATCAGCACATCCACCTGCGCCAGATGCGCGGGCGCCTCGGCCGACCCGCCCACGATCGTATAGGGCGGCACCGCCCAGCGCGAGATGGGCGGCACCGGCTGCCGGCTGCTCAGGTTCGCAACCGGCGTCACCACACCGCCCGGATGCCCGGCCTTCCAGCCGGCCGCGAACCGCGCTTCGTTCACGGCCGCAGTGGCATGCACCCGATCCGAAAGCGCCAGCCGCACCGTCCGCGTCCCGTCGCCATTGTCCCGCTCGTCAAGCTCCAGCGCCGCGCCGTGCGGCCGGCGCAGCGCCTTCGTCGCCACCACGGTCCGCCGCCGCGCCGCATTGGCCTGCGCCGCGCCGCCCACCCGGTCAAAGCCCGGCGTATCCACCAGCAACTCCACCTTGGGCGCACCGTCTGCGTCCAGCGGAAACTGGTCGATGCCGTTCAGCAGGAAGCGCCCGTGCGGCCGGTCCGCGCCGCCAAACTCCCAGGTGCCGCCGGTGGCCGGCCATGTGCCGGTCACCGCCAGCACCCAGCCATTCGCCTCCACAGCAGTCGAGACTATCGTCATCGCCGGCTCCGTCCCGATCGGGAAAATAGAAGGGGCAGGGTTCCGGGGGCGGCGCCCCCGGAACGGTCGTGCGTCGACAGCGCGTCAGGTCGCGGAAAAGCGCATCAGCTTCAGCGCCTCGCTGTTCACCAGCGCCCCGCCGACACGCCGCGTCGCATAGAAATGCACGAACGGCTTGTTCGAATAGGGATCGCGAAGCACCCCCGTTTCGCCCCTGTCCGCGATCACATAGGCGCTGCGGAACTGGCCGAAGCCGATGGACAGGCTGTTGGCCCCAATGTCCGGCATCGCGTCCACTTCCACCACCGGATAACCCAGCAGCGTCGAAGCCTGGCCGTCGGCTAGGCC